ACAAAGATGGCGTCTTCATCGCCCGGCGGCAGGCTAGACCAAGCCCAACGCGCCAACGCTTCGACCAGCGGCGGCGGTACAAACGGCTCAACGATACTGTCAGGCACCCCGCGTAACAGCGGCGTAGATGCCTTACGCAAAAACACATTTTTAGGGGTCTAGCTATATGGACAGCAACGAAATTTTCAAACGCTTCGATTCATTAAAAACGGGTCGCGGTACTTGGGAAAGCCATTGGGAAGAAATCGCCGAGCGTGTCTTGCCGCGATCTGCCGAGTTCACTGGTGAACGGACCCAAGGCGACAAGCGAACCCACAAACTTTATGACGCAACCGCCGCTTTGGCGTTAGAGCGTTTTTCTGCCGCTGTCGAAAGTCTTTTGACCCCACGCGGTGCAACTTGGCATACGCTAAGATCAACCAACCCAGAATTAAACAGAGACGATGAAGTCCGCCTTTGGTTCGACAAAGTCCAACAGACAATGTTCGCACATCGGTATTCGCCAAAGGCCAATTTTGCCGGGCAAACCCATGAGGGCTATATGAGCCTCGGCGCTTTTGGTACGGGCATTACTTTTGTTGATGAAGCCCCGACCCGTGGTGCAATCTACCGGGCGATCCATTTGGCTGACGCTTTTATTGCTGAGAACGAGCATGGTCAAATCGACACGGTCTTTAGACGCTTTGAAGTCTCAGCCCGGCAAGCCTTGCGAATGTTTGAAGACGGCGACCTATCCGACGACTTACGCAAGACGGCAAATGACAAGCCTGATGAGAAAGTCAAACTGCTTCATGTCGTTATGCCCCGCACAGATCGTGATCCAACCCGGCGCGACCGCAAAAATACGCCGTGGTTCTCTGGCTATTATGAAATTAAGACAAAAAATTTGATCGAAGAAGGCGGGTTTGAAACCATGCCTTACATCGTGTCACGGTATGTGACGGGCCCACGCGAGACGTATGGCCGTAGCCCGTGCATGACAATTTTGCCGGACATCAAAATGATCAACGAGATGTCAAAGACGGTTATACGTGCCGCGCAAAAAGTGGTCGATCCACCCCTTTTGGTCGCGGATGAGGGCGTTATGTTCCCCATAAACACGAACCCCGGGGCTGCAACCTTTGCACGAATGGATGGTCGGAACCAACCGCCTATTCAATTACAAACGGGAGCGCGTGTGGACATCGGTTTTGAGATGATGGAGCAACGCCGCAAAGTAATAAATGACGCCTTCCTAGTGACTTTGTTCCAAATCTTGGTTGAAACACCATCGATGACCGCGACCGAAGTTTTGCAAAGGGCTCAAGAAAAGGGCGCTTTATTAGCTCCAAAGTAATAAATGACGCCTTTTTAGTGACTTTGTTCCAAATCTTGGTTGAAACCCCAACTATGACCGCGACCGAAGTTTTGCAACGGGCTCAAGAAAAGGGCGCTTTATTAGCTCCGACCATTGGCAGGCAGCAAACCGAGATGTTGGGGCCGCTGATCGAGCGTGAGTTCGACATCCTCGACTCTCAAGGTTTAATCCCACCCTTGCCCCCGGCACTTATTGAGGCTGGCGGCGAATACGAAATTGAATATGTCTCCCCGCTATCTCGCGCCATGAAGGCCGAAGAGGGCGTTGGAATACTTCGGACGTTAGAAATGGTCCAGCCTATCGCGGCTGTCGATCCGGGCGTCATGGATAATTTTAACACTGACGAAATCACGCGCATTTTGGCCGATACCAACGGAGCCCCACAACGAATTTTGCGGAGCCAAGATGAAATCGCTGGGATGCGCGACCAAAGAGGTCAGCAAGAGGCCATGCAGGCTGGATTGTCAGCCGCGCCACAAGCGGCAGACGCCGCCCTTAAAGTCGCGCAAATATCTGAAATGGGCCAGCTAGGGCCGTCGCAGGGGTAACAGTCTTGTAGTAAAATAGAATTGTGTTAATGTAGTTTTGTTTTGTTTTGTTTTGTTAAGTTAAACGTCTCAAGTTCTAGCTTGAGGCGTTTTTTTATCTGTCAATAAAAATTACGGCTCTCTTGCCCACATTTTGCCCAACAGACCAGACGTTATAACCATAAAAATATGTGTAACTGTCATCATTAACAAGAACACGAAATTTCTCAGTTTTTGCTGAACCCTCCAGTTCTGCTTGAACAGAAATTTGAGGCTCAAAGCATTTGCGTAATTGGATTTGATCTGAAACCCAGCTAACGCAAACAGTTTCGCCAATAAGATTTATGAGAGCGGCAGTAATGCTCTCGCGGTCTTTAGTAACGTATGGTGTTTCCATAGTCTTTTCCTTTTTGGTTAGACTACAAAAACACAATTCCATATTTATAATGTATTTCTGCAAAATCGTTTTTTCTTAACGACCCCATTATTATAGCACATTGCTTTTTGAGCTTTTGCCAAAACAGGCGTTTTTAGCCGTTTTAAAAAAATAAGTTATTGATGTCATTAAAGAAAAAAAGTTGAAAAAAAAGCTTTTTTAGGTTTTTGGCAATTTTGTGATTTTTTAGAAAAGGCCCTTATTTGAGCAAACCACAACAAAATAAAGTTCAAGCTGAAATCATGCAGGCTTATCGGGACGTTTTTCTCCACACGCCACAGGGCGAAATCATTTTTAAAGATATGCTGAAAGTTTCGGGCCTGTATCAAATGTCTGGATTCCGAGACAACGCCGAGCTTCAACACATGGAGGGCGGCAGAGACATGGTGCGCCGGATCATTACGATCCTCGCATTAGATGAAAACCAAATAACCAAATTAGCAATAGGAGAAACGATTAATGCCGAATGATGTTGACGGGTCCGTACTTGATGCGGGTAACCCAGAAGACGCCGGGTCAACCCCCGCTTCTTGGAACGAAGGTTATGACGACCTTGTCACTGCAAAGGGCTGGAGCGGCCCAAGTGACGTTTTAGAAAGCTACGTGAATTTAGAAAAGGCCGTTGGTGCCGACAAAGTTGTCTTGCCTACCGCCGACACTGATTTACGCGAGTGGGACGGCTGGGCTAAACTTGGCACTCCTGATGAAGCTTCGGCGTATGAGCTAAACGCTCCCGAAGGTTCTGAGAATTATGACCAAGGCCTATCTGATTGGTTCCGCGAAGTTGCTTACGAAAACAAGATGCCTGCATCGATGGCACAGGCCATGCACGACAAGTTTGTTGAGCGTATGGGCCAAGGCCAAGTCAATCAATCTGAGTCAATAGACCAGCAAAATGAGCAATGGCATAGCGAACTACAAGGCAAGTTTGGCACCGCTTTTGATGAGCGCGTCGCCGCCGCTAACTCGGCAGTGCGAGAATTTGGCGGTGAAGAGTTACGCGATGTATTAAACCAAGCTAACCTTGGAATGAACCCTGTTATCATCAACGCTTTATCCAAAATTGGCGTAGCACTTGGCAAGGGTCCACAGTTTAAAGACAGCGAAAGCGCGGGGCAATTCGGCACGACGCCGGACATGGCTAAAGAACAAATTGCCGAAATCCGGTCTAACCCCGGATTAATGGACGCTTCGCATCCAGAGCATAAAGTCCTCAACCAAAAGTTGACGCGACTCACAGAATTGGCTTACGGGACTGAACTCGCAAGCTAAACCAGATAACCCAAACGGGTCTGGGCAAGACGGCGGGATAGACCGCGCAGGGTCCGAAACCGGGCAACCCTTTAACCATCTTTATTTTTAACCAACGCAAAAGGAGAATTGATTATGTCAATTCAAATTACTACGGCGTTCGTTGAGCAGTATAAAGGTAACGTCGAACACCTTGTTCAGCAAAAGGGCTCCCGCCTACGTGACTGCGTCTCTATTGAGACAGTCACTGGTGAAAACGCTTTTTTTGAACAGATCGGTTCGGTTGCCGCTGTGGAACGCCAATCTCGCCACGAAGACACAGTCAGGATTGACACCCCTCACTCCCGTCGTCGTGTTTCTCTCGCCGATTATGTCTTCGCTGACCTCATTGAAGATGAAGACCGCATTCGGATGTTAATTGATCCGACAGGTGAATATGCAAAAGCTTGCGCCAATGCAATGGGTCGTTCTATGGACGACGTAATTATTGCGGCGGCTGACGGTACTGCTCAAACGGGCAA